GCATCCAAGCTGATCGAGAAGTTTGGCGGTGCATTGACCTATAGGCGCGTCAGTGGCGGCGCCTATAATGCCAGTACGGGTGCAATTACAGAAACAGTTACTGATTACAGCTTGCGTGGTGTATTGCAAGATGTCAAGTCACGTGAAGTAAATGAACTGATCCAAGCTGGTGATAAGCGGTTGTATATTGCTGCAACTGACTTAGCGGTAACACCTAGCACCGCTGATCGGGTTATTATTGCCGCAGTATCGCATCAAATCATTAACGTACAAACAATTGAGCAAGACAACCAGTCAATTACCTATGAACTGGTACTGAGGGCTTGATATGGCGCAAATCATTAGGCTAAGTGATTTTGGTAGGTTTAGCGAGCAGCAAGTTGATAAGTTATTGCGCGTTGTGGTATTAGAGACCGACCTAATGCTGAAGATGCAAAGTCCAGTTGATACTGGGCGATTCCGCATGAGTTGGGTTGTAGGAGAAAATACAACCGGCAGTTATGATGCAGGTCCGCAATCAAAATCTATGGGTGCATTTAAGGATCAAACATCACCACCGAAAGACCCCATACCAGGCTTGGCAGTAGGCATCAACTACACACCAGGCAGTGAGCGCGTTGGCAATTCCTATCACATCCATAACACGCTGCCATATGCAGAGCGCCTAGGCAATGGCCACAGCACACAGGCGCCGCCCGGATGGGTGGAGCTGATCGCAAAACAAATGGCAAACCGCGCTAGGCAACTGGCGGATCATATCGGGAGGCAATCCTAATGGCTGCGCTTGATCTCAATGCAATTCGTGCTGTCATTGAAGGCCGCCTAGCGACTGAGCTAGCCCTAGCGCCTGCTATTCCTGTTGTATTTCACAACATGGCATATACGCCCACACCAAGCAGCACATGGGTGCAATGCCAAGTTAGCTTTGGTAATAACAACTACGTCACGATGGGTACTGGCGCAGGTGCTAGCAATAGCGTGATCGGTGTTGCGGTAATTAATATCTTCTCAGCTAAAGGCGTCGGTCCAGGCGCCAGCCTGATCGTTGCAAAGAGAATCCGGGATTTGTACGTTAGAATCAATACATCAGGGGTTCGCTTTGATCCCCCAATAGGCCCAGAGGTGGTGGCCGCGCCGTCTCCCGAAGGGTACTTTCAAACCCAAGTCCGCTTGACCTTTGAAACCTTCGAGGATCTCTAACCATGGCCTTCTATCGCGGTGAGCAAGGTTCCGTCAAGTTTGACGATGCCGGCGTCACTACTGCTGTTATTGCCTCTACACGTTCATGGTCTATTACCATTGAAAAGGACGTACTAGAAACCACCGCTCTAGGTGCTACCTACAAAAGCAACGTAGGCGGCCTGATTGCTGGTTCTGGCACCGTCGAATTGATCTATACAGCCAGCAGTGCTGATGAAACAAACGTATTCATCAAGGCTGCTAACACCGCAACCGATCAAGGTGTTGCCGCCTTTGAGCTGTTTCTTGATACCACTGGCACCAAAAAGATTAGCTTTGTCGGTTTGATTACTTCTGCCGACTACGGCGCTACTGTTGGCGAATTGGAGGTTATTACCTGCAACTTCGTCACTAGCGGCACCATTACCCTCGGTATTTAACCATGGCTTTTTATCGCGGCGAACAAGGCACTGTCTTTTTTGACAAGGACAGCAGCGGCGGCATCTCCGAAATTGCTGCCGTACGATCCTGGTCTATGACCGTCGAGAAGGACGTACTAGAGACCACTGCCCAAGGCGCTACCTACAAGGCCAATATCGGCGGCTTGATCGCTGGTAGTGGCACCATGGAGGTGATGTACGATGCACCTAGTGCCGGCGATAAGCTGGACCTAATCAAGGATGTCAACACCGCTACCGATGAAGGCAATGCCTTTGTTGAGTTGTACCTTGATGAAACCGGCGGTAAAAAGATCACCGGTAGCATCGTGATTACGTCTACTGACTACAGTGCTACAGTAGGCGAGCTTGAAATGGTGACGATTAACTTCACCATGAACGGCACCATCACGACATCGATCTAATGCCTGCCACAATCCGCCCCGTTGACTTGCTCGCCGGGGCTTTTGATCTCAACCAGCGCCGCCGGTTTAATATCAAGAAAGAAGATGGCAGCATTGTGCTGTCGTTGTATTTCAAGCCGATCACCCGCGCTGATCGCAAGCGTGCTACTGGCTTAGCATCCAGCGAAGAGGCATTAGACATCAGCACCCAGATGCTATGTCATATGGCGGAGCTGGAAGATGGCACCAAAGCATTCGCGGCGGCTGATGCAGTTAAGCTCCAGCGCGAGCTGCCTGAATCAGTGCTAAACGAACTGGAGCTATTCCTGTTTGGGCTTGGTGCGGCTGAATCGCTGGAAGAAGCAAAAAACGACTAGAGGCCGATAGCTGGCTTTACTTTGAAATGTTTCTAGCTACTGAGTTAGGCATGACAGTAAGCCGGCTTCGGCAGGAACTCACTGATGCAGAGTTCATCCATTTTGCCGCTTACTATGAGGTAAAAGGTAAACGCGAACGGCAAGAAATGGATAAAGCAAAACAGCGCCGCTAGACTGGTAAAAAGGTCGGTCTAGCAGTGGCTGTTTCTGTTCTCGATATTCAGGTAAACAGCCAAGGTGCTGTACGCAACCTAAATCAGGTTGGTGCAGCATCTAAGGCAACGGAAGGTGCGGTGAATGGAGTAAGAAATGCTGTAACAGGGCTAGTAGGTGCCTTCACTGCTGCACAGGCGATTAAATTTGTTTTCGCAAAAGCATCTGAACTTGAGACACAGACCAAAAGCCTAGAAGTTTTAACCGGCAGCGTACAGAAAGCAAAATCAATAATTGCAGAACTTCAGGCGCTTGGTGCGGTAACACCATTCACCAGCACCGAACTAATTGATGCTGCAAAGAGGTTAAATGCGTTTGGTGTTGCGGGTGACAAGGTAGTTGAAACCACCAGACGGCTTGCTGATGTAGCTGGCGCAACTGGTGCCGAGCTGCAAGGACTGGTAACTGCCTACGGCCAAGTGCAGGCTAAAGGCCGGCTGCAAGGCGAAGAGCTGTTGCAATTCCAAGAGCGTGGTATTGCGCTTCAAGATGAATTGCGGAAGATGTATGGGATGACTGGAGAAGAGTTCCAGAAAGCACTAAGCAAAGGTCGCATCAGTGCAGAGGCAGTAGAAGTAGCCATTAAGCGGCTTACTGATGCCGGCGGTAAGTATGCCAATGGTGCTATTGCGCAAAGCGAAACATTACAAGGTAAATTTAGTACGCTTACAGATGGTGTAGAGCAGCTTGCTCGGACTATTGGCACAGTTTTAGCGCCAGCATTAAAAGCAATTCTTACCCAAGCAATACAAACACTTGATGCAATAAATAACGTATTAGCGGCTGGTCGTGGCGGTGGAATTACAAGAAATCTTGCTGGCGCAAATACAGCTATTAGCCTTGGAGCAACATCTGATGGAATTGATCGTATCGCTAAAGGTCTTGGTCAAATTAGTAATCAAAAAAACAAAGCTGGCATTCAACAAAATTTACAGGCGCTTGCAAATTACCAAGCAACTCTTCAACGCATTGGCGCGGAAGATCCAAATGCTAATCGAGCTGTTCAGTTGCAAGGCGTTATTCAGCAGAAAATCCAGCAAAACTTAGATGCACAAAAGCAATTCAATGCGACTAGGGCCAATTTAACTAAGCCGGCTGGGGTACCTGCACTATTAGGCGAGACTGGCGCAGCCAAACCTAAGAAAGATACTGCCGCAGATAAGGCAGCCAAAGCAGCAGCAGACGAAGCAGCACGCCTTAAAAACGCACTTGGCGGCCTTGGGATTGAATATAGCCTTAAAAAGCAAATCTACGGGATTGATAACAAGATATTTGAGGCCAACTTAAGAAACGATAAATCAACAGCAATCAGGCTAGAAGGAGAGAAGAAGCTTGCCGAAATTAACGCAAGTATTGCAAAGCTAGAGTTTGATAAACTTACTCCGCTTGAAAAGCAAGGCAAGATTGCATCATTGCTAGTAGACAAAACTATTGCGCAACGTGATACGCAACAACAACTCATTACAAATCAAGTGCAAGTAGCGCAACAGGCTGAAGCTGCAATACGTCCGCTGATCGAAGAAGGTGTATTGTTGAAAGCTAAGCTTGGTGGTACGGAACAGCAATATCAAAAGGAACTGCTGATTAGGCAGATCCTAAAAGATAACCCTACGCTTCGCAGAGAAGAAGTTACGGCAATT